CTTCTCATCCATCTTAATTGGATCAAGAGAGAACAAATCATATATATCTTTAACTAAAGTTTCAATTTGTTTCATACCAAAAAAATAGGGGTGAAGTAAAACACTTAAAACTCCACCCCCAAGTCTCCCTTAGTTTACATTAAGAGGCGAAAGGAATATCTTCTTCAACAATAGGGGTTACATATCCACCCTCAACTACATCAAAGTCTTCACCAGCACTAGAGTATTCAATAAAGTCTACTACTTGAACAGCAGCTAGGTCAGCAGAAACTCCTGACTTACCTGCATAACTCCACTCAAAAGGTATTGCTTTAACATTAACAGTACTACCATTAGCAATTAACTTACCATCCCAATTATTATTTTGGGAGTCCTTAACAACTGGACCTTGACGTTGAGTCCCATCTTTCTTTAAGACTTTACGTTTTATAGTAACAAAGTCTCCACGATCATCATCTTTATTAGATATAGATAGTCCAGCTTTCTCAATAACAGGACGGTTATCATCGTTCACTTCAACTTGAATTGACCATACTGGTTCAAACTTAGTGTTCGGCTCAGTGATGGAAGCGTAGTGACATTTACCAGTAATATAAATTGCATCATTCATTTTGTATTTCCTTTTTCTATCGTCACGCTGTTGTGACATGAGTTTCAATTAAGTCGTAACGTAATTATACCACACATAATTCTATAGGTCAACAGCTAATTTTAATTAATTTAGCTTTTTCCACAGGAATATGAAAGAAAGGTTCTCTCAAATGTGGTGAGTCTTTAGGTTGTCTAGAATTTTGTATTGTACCTACACTTGAATCATCTACATCAGTATCTTTAATGAACCAAGCTTGAGTACAATCAGTATTAAATACTACAAAATATAAATCATGATCTGGATAATCTTTCTCCTTTCGTTTCATTAGTCTGCTCTTCCTTTCTGGAATACGAACTTCTTTCCAAGAGGGATTCCAACTAGAACCCCACTGATTTTTTATCTCAACCTCAAAGAAATAATTCTTATCCTTCTTAGCTGAGACATCAAAATAAAAATCTTCTTTAGCTTCTATGTCTTCAAAGCTTAATGACTTTAGGTAATCTACCATAGCTTTCTTAGCTCTACTATCATTCTGATTATAAGACTGTCGATCAAATGTTCTATTGTTGTGTGCCATTTAATATGTCTCCTCTAGATAATATTATATTTAATAAAAGTCTTTAAACAACTTTTACATAACTGTAAATGTTCTACGTAGTAGCTTTTCTTTTGATATCTTTTGTCTACATCTTTACCATACTTATTATCTTCAATAAAATCTATTAAGTCATCTACATTTTTTCTACTTAAATTAAACCACTCTCCACTTACATTTACTTCTTTTAAACATTCATGTAATGTCTGTTCTAATTCTAAAACAATCTGACTATTCGAGAAAGTAGATGAGTGTATAACACTAAGAGGAACCCAAGAACTAGTTTGTAAACTCCGTAATCTTTGTTTAAGATTGTTAGTTATTCCTATTTTTACAGGAGTAGATAACTCTAGGCCGTCACTATCTACTCCTGCAATAAAATAAATAAAACAATATCTTCTAATGTCACTGCTTTTATCTATATCATTATTATTATAATATTTTGAATCTGTATCAATATCAAGTATTCTTTTTTTAATATCATGTCTTTGAAGAAGTCTATAGCCTTGGTTAGCTGCTGAATTTTCTGCATAACCTGCTATTATAGCAGCTTCAGTTGCACTATGACAAGCAACAAAAGATTGACAAAAGGTTTCTTGTTTATTATTAAGATAATACATTTAATGTGTCTCACTCCATGTTGTACCAATTTTAAATTCACAATCCAGAGGACACTTAACCTTAAGTGTTTTCTCTGTCTCTTGCATTGCATCTTTAGTAATCTGACCAAACCTTCGAGCATCTTTTTTAGCTACCTCAAATTGATACTCATCGTGTATAGATGCAACTAACTTAGCATCAACACCTGACTTACGTATACGTTCAGTAATATGTACAAGCCATTGCTTACATATTATAGCACCTGCACCCTGGAGTAAAGTATTAACTGCTGCATGTTCTGATCTAATGTGTAGCAGTCTACCATCAAGAGCAGGTATAGTGCCATCCTTAGACCACTTAGCTACATTATCTCTTAGCTTCTTAAGCTTGGGCATGTTAGATAAGAACTTAGTAATGAGTTGTTGTCCTGCTTTAGCAGAACCGCCAACCACCTTACCTATCTTAGCTGGACCTGCACCGTAGAGAAAAGCATAGATGAATGTCTTAGCTTGATCACGATTGGTTAAGCCAGCAGCTTTCATGTTAGCTGTATGTACATCACCATTAAGAACTTCATTAGTGAAGGTAGGATCATCCATGTAGTGAGCAAGACAACGTAGCTCTAACCCAGATGCATCAGTACCAATCAAGGTATGTGTATCTGGATTAGAGACAGTCCACAACGATCTACATTCTTTACCATATGGTGAGTAGACTGCTGGAACTTGAGCCATGTTGGGAGAGTTATGTGCCATCCTGCCTGTCACGGTACGAAGGGTCATTACTCTACCTCTAACTCGATTGTCTTCTTCACAGCCCTTAATCCAAGCTTTCAATAAACCAGTACGTTTCTGTAGTAGAAAGTATCTGCTAAACATCTGTGCTTCGGGCATATCAATCTTAGATAATATTTCTTCACTAACTATTACATTACCCTTATCAGTATGTTGAGTAGGTTGCCAGCCTCTCACCATTAATCTATCAGCTATTTGCTTACGAGAACCAATATTAAAAGGTATGTAATTAGTTTTAGTCTTTAGTACTTTTACAGTAGGTTCAAATATTTCTTGGGCTTTGTCCTCCAGTTCTTGTTGCTCTTCTTCTAGTATAGCAAGAAAGCTTATGGCATCACGTAAGTTAAAAGAAAAACCATTTCTTTCTTGCTGATCTACGATAGCTCTAACTTTTCTTTCTAACTCATAAGATCTATGAGAAAACTTAGCACCTTCTTGTTCAAGTTCTTGAGCTACTTTTCTAGTAATTACAACATCCTGCTTACAATATTCTAACATCTCAGGTGTGTAGTATTCAAAGTTTTTTAAATCTCCTTTGGGAAGATTAAGTTTGTCACCCCATACTGCAAGAGAGTGGCCTTTATCTCTAGTAGGATTGTACAACTGTGACTCAATTAGAGTATCCCTTACTTGAGATAGTTTAATGTCACAACCTAGTAAACGATTAAGAACAGGAGCATCGAAGCTTACACCATTATGCATTATAAATGTATCAATTTTTTTAGACCAGGATACAAACTGAGAACACTCATCTTGTACCCATATTTTTTCTTTACCTGTTTCATACTCACAGGCTACAATACAATGTACTTTAGTTGCATCATCTAAACCATTAGTTTCAATATCAACTATCGCTGTTACCATAGTACTATCCTAACTAAACTATTCCGCAATCATTCTTTTCATCATACCACGTATTTTTTGTTTTACCTTTACCATCATCTGTATATTTTAACATTTCTCCTTCCTCATCACACACATCACATCCCTCTATTTCTAATCGATCACCTTTAGCTATTTGTAAACAGTTAGGACAATCAAAATAAAGATCTTCTGTTAAAATACTACTTAAAGAAGGGACTTCCCTTATACCTGAGTTCCATTTGTCAGTACCTTGTTTAATCCACCCAATATAATATTCTTGAGGAGCCCAAGGGTATTCTTCCCTCTCCCATTCCCCATATTCATAGTAAGACTCACGGGGGAAACAATGTTCTCCTGTTTTAAATACATAATTAGCACCGAAATTATAAACTTCTCTTCTAAGTTCAGCCCAGTTAATTGCAAAAGTTATTTGCTCTGAAGTTATCGTAATTGTATTACTCATCTTGATCTCCTTCAAAAGGGTTGTTAATTTCTGTCATTCTACCAGTTTCTTTATCATAATGCAAGTGCGTACATATACCAGTGTCACCAGTATATCTATTCTTAAGTATACGTAGCACCGTAGTGTTAGCTTCTACCTCATCCTCTGCTTGTTGGTTACGCTCCAGAGCTATGACACTATCAGATAGGTGAGCAATAGATGCTGACCCTCTAAGGTGTGACAAGGATACCTCACGCCCATCCTCATGACCTCTATCACCTGATGGTCTACGTAGGTGACTGACAAGTAGTAAGCCTATACCTGTAGCTTCAACCAGTGACCGTAGCTTAGTCATTAGAATGTCAATAGATTTACGTTCATCACCGTTATCCTCCTGACCTGACACTAGTATAGACAAGTGATCAAGTATGACCCACTTACATCCTAGTCCACTAGCCATGTACCTAACCCTGCCTAGTATTTCATCGTTAGAGATAGACCCAAAGTGATCGAAGGCAAAGAACCTACCAGTACCTATAGTCTTGTCTTGCCAATCGGTAAGCTGTTCTCTGGTAAACTTATCTCTAATTTCTTTGATATATAATCGAGCATCAGCTTCTACACTCATAAGATTGAAGGCTGTATTCCTAATGCTTTCCTCCATAGCTAAGACACCGATGTTATCCTTGCTAACCTTCATAATATGATGCATTAGTTCACGTATGATACTAGACTTACCCATACCTGCACCACTGGTAAACGTAACTAACTCACCAGTACGCATACCATAAGTCTTGTCATTAAGTCCCTGCCAAGGGTACAGTACTGTCTCACAATACTTCTCATCGTATAGAGTAGCACCAAGGTCAGCTAAGTTTACGATACCTGCTGGTGTAAATGTCCTAGCATTCCACCAATCATCACTAAACTTCTTACGTTGATTAGTCTTAAGATATTCATTGGCATCTTTTAAATCTAACTCTATAATCTTACACTTGTTAGGATCAAACAACTCAGCTACTTTAAGTGCAGCTTCTTTTCCAGGCTTGTCATTATCAAAACATAAGACAACATTCTCAAACTGATTAAGATACTCAAAAGATCTACGACAGTTTTCTAGTGCTGATGCTGCACCATTCTTGATAGATACAACAGGCCACTTAGATCCAAGCATCTCATAGGCAGACATAGCATCTATCTCACCTTCACATACAGTAATGTATTTACCTGCCCTACCAAAGATATGCTCACCAAATAATCCAGAACCTGCAAGATTACCTTCAGACCAGAACTTCTTACCTTGTACCTCACG